AACGCTTCTTCATATGGTTTAACATCTGAAACAGCAGCTGTAGGTGACAAAGCTAACGTATTTATGTGCGTAGCTGACGACTCATGCAAGCCAATTATGCATGCATGGAGACGTGCTCCTAAAACAGAAGGTTGGAGAGACAACGAAGAAAGAGCTGACAAGTATCAAGTTACTTCTCGCTTCGGTTTTGGTGCTCAACGTGTTGACACATTGGGTGTAATTTTAACTCATCCATCTAATTACTAAGGGGACATCACATGACTTATGAAGTAGACGCAAAACGTGGTGTTGCTAACCACTATGGTGTTAGAACTACAGATGGTAGTAAAGGAGCTGCTGCTCCTTCTACAGGTATTATCAAAAGAGCCCAATGGGATTTCTCTTATAATAACTTACCTGCTGCTGGTACTAACAATCTTCAGTTTGTTATCCCTGCAAATGCAACAGTCGTTTCAGCTAAGTTATATGTTGATGTAGCATTTACTTCTACATCTACTACAACAGACTTAGTTGTTGGATTGTATACAGGCGCAGGTGTTGCTATTGATGCTGATGGTTTAGTTTCTGCATCAGAAGCTACACAAACAGCTATTGGCACTGCAGGTAACGTTGTTACTGGTGCTGGTGCTTTAGTAGGTAAAACAATCGGTGCTTCTGCAGGAGAAGTTGTAGTTGCTCCTACAGTTGACGATTTACTTACAGGTAAAGCTCGTCTCGTAGTTGAATACGTGTACGACAAAAACTAATAGGTAGGGGGACTTCGGTCCCCTCCTATTTTATTTTAGGAATTATAAATGACAGTACAACATAACGTAATTACAGATCCAAATATACATGAACCTAAAGGTGTAGCTAGTGCTGCTAGTGGTAAAGTATATAAAGCAGATGGTACAGGTTCAGGATCTTGGGTTTATCCTTTAACAGGATTAGATACTGCTTTATCAGGACAAGTATTTGAATCTGATGGTTCAGGCGGAGGTACATGGATATATCCCCCAGCTAAAGGACATGCTGAAATCTATATTAATGGTGGAACAACAGCTCATACATTAGGAAGTGCTTCTTCATTTACTAAATTAAATCCAACATCAGAATGGACAGCTTCAGGTTTTGAAGATGTATTAACTGTTGATGCAGCTAATGGTGAAATTGATTTAGTTTTAGCAGGACATTATAAAATAGATTTTTGGTGTAATTTTACAACAGCATCTTTATCATCAGGAACTCCATATTATTTTAAATTTGCTATAAATGGAACACCCTTAGCTAGAGTAGTTACTATAACTAAACCTACTAATGGAGTAGATACATTACATGTAATGGCTTCAAGTATTATTAATGCTACTGCAGGACAAACTTTATCTCTTTATGTAGGTGGAGATGGTACATCATCTTCTACTAATATAACTGCTACATCAGCTGGACTTAATGCTTTATGGTTAGACTAGGAATAAATTATGGCTAAAATGACACTACTTGAAATGACACAAGATATTTTATCTGATATGGATTCAGATGAAATAAACTCTATTACAGACAGTGTAGAAGCATTACAAGTAGCTCAGATAATTAAATCTACCTATTATAATATTATAGATGGTAGAGATTATGATTTTCTTTATGAATTGTTTCAAGTAGATGCTAATGCTATTAGTACTAGACCTACTCATATGAAACTTCCAGAAACTATTATAGATCTTAAATGGATTAAATATAATTGCAAAGAGTCTAGTGCAGGTAAAGATAGATATATTAAAATAGTTTATAAAACTCCTGAAGATTTTATGCAAATAGTAGATAAAAGAGATAGTACAAAATCTAATGTAACAGCAGTTTCTGATAGTACAGGTATTAAAATTAATGTTTATACAGATAAAAATCCAGAGTATTTTACTTCTTTTGATGATGAATATATTGTATTTGACTCTTATGATTCTACTTTAGATTCAACATTACAAAAATCTAAAACACAATGTTATGGTAAACGATCAGTAACATTTACAATATCTAATACTTTTATTCCAGATCTTCCTGTTCAAATGTTTACTTATCTTCTTGCTGAAGCTAAGTCAGTTGCTTTTGCTACACTTAAACAAATGGCAAATGCTAAAGCAGAACAAGTATCTGTATCTCAAAAACGTAGAATGAGTCAAGATGCTTGGAGACTTAAGAATGGTATACATTATCCTAACTATGGAAGGAGTCGTAAGAAATAATGTTAACTTCAACTACTAGAGCATTTATTAACGAACAACAATATGGAGGCAAGAAAAAAATGAAAAATAAAAAAACAGCTAAAAAACCTATGAAGAAAATGGCTAAGCCTAAAAAACAAGGATATTAACTATGGCACTTATAAAAAAATATAAAACGCCTCAGTATGGTCCTATAGGTGATAAAGCTTGGAAAAAAGTTCAAGAAGAACGTAAGATGGAAAACGAATATAAAGTTAAAAGTAGACCATCACAAAACTTTGGTATAGTAGATACTAAAACTAATTCTCAACCTGATCTCAGTCCTTATACTAAACCTAAAGGAAAGACTGAAGTTAAAGCAACACCTAAAAAATATAGAAGTTTAGAACCAGCTGTAGATTATCCTGTATATGATAGTAAACCTAGAACTACAACAACACAAAATACTTCTAGTAATTCTTCTAATAAAGAAGTTGTTACAGGTCCTTTAACTAAACCTAGTGATACTGATGTATCTTCTGATAGAATGTCATGGGCTAGAGAAGCTGAACGTAAAGCTCGTAAAATGATGGGAGGTAAAGACTAATGGGAGATTTATATAAAGGTAAAAAACCTAGTGATATGACTGCAGATGAAATAGAAGATATTCGTGAGTCTAACTCTACTAAAGCTAGAATGGGTGAAGGTAAACCTCCATCTCCTATAGCTGCAGGTAGAAAGTTATATGATAGTCTTAAAAATATTGTAACTGATTCTATGGCTAAAACTATAGAAGTTAATGAAACAAATAAAAAAAGAGTACAAACAATTAAACAACCTAAACCAGGTGCTAATCCTTCAGAAATATTAAGAAAGAAAAAATAATGGAAGCTAAAGTAATAAGATCTTACAAAGGTAAGGGAGTTAAAGAAATACAAGCATATATAGAACCAGGTACATCTCACTATAAAATTAAATATGAAGGTGGTGGTGAAGTTCCTAATGAACTTTCAGGTGTATACACTTCTCTTGGTGTAGTAGATCAAACTGTTCTTAACTTTATTAATTCAGAAAAACCTACATCTAAAAAGAAAGAAGTAACCGAAGAATCTGTTTCTAAAGAAGAGGACTAGATGGCTCTTAAAAGTGAAAAGGCATTTAGATCTTTTATTAAAGGACTAATAACTGAGGCAAATGAATTAACATTTCCTGAGTCTGCATCAGTTGATGAACAGAACTTTGTTCTTAATAGAGATGGATCTAGGTCTAGACGTTTAGGTGTAGACTATGAAGAACTTTATCAACTTAATTCTACAGGATTAGTTACTGCAGATATTAAAGAAGGTAAACAGTCTTTTCACATTTGGGAATCTCCTGGTGGAGATACAACAGTTTCTTTAGGTATTGTTAGGATTAAAAATAGATTATGGTTTTTAGATTTACTTACTTCTAATCCTAGTGCTAATCTTAAAAATAGTGGTACTTATATAACCATTGCTGGTTTATCTAATGCTAAATTAGAAACAGCAATTATTAACAATAAATGTATTTTAGTATCAGAAGATCTAGCAAAACCTGTTTTATTAACTTATAATACTAGTACTGGTGCTGTTACACAAACTACATTAACTTTAAAAATTAGAGATTTATTTGGTGTTGATGATGGTTATGATGATGACTTTAGACCAGCAGGTTGGAATGGTTCTAGTTTAACTGCTATTACACCTCAACATAAATATAATCTTCGTAATCAAGGTTGGAACTCAAGTGTAGCTTTTTATAATGTAGGTACAGTACAAGGTACTCCTACAGATGCTATTGATCTATGTGCTAGGTCTGCAAACTTTGATTATAAATATCCTAGTAACTCTGATGTATGGACTCTTGGTAAAAATAGTAATCCTTCTGATGGTAACTATGAAAAGTTTAGTGCTGATATTTTAAAAAGAAACTCTCATTCTAGATATAGGGTATCTAGAGGTTCTTTTGTTATTGATGCTTTTAATAGAGGTTCTAGTCGTATGAGTGAATCTGATGTAACATCAGGTTTACCTTTAGATCAAGATACAGGAACTCTTACTACTGTAGCTTCTTATGCTCAACGAATATTTTATTCAGGTGTACAATCAACTATAACTAGTCCTGATAATCGATCTCCTAATTACTCTGGTTATATTTTCTTTACAAGAGTTGTTAGATCTGATGAAGACTTAGAAAAATGTTATCAAGAAGCTGACCCTACAGATCCAGGTATTAATGATATTATTCCTTCTGATGGAGGAACAATTCAAATACCTGAAGCTACTCGTATTGTTAAGATAGCATCTTCTCAAGCTTCCTTACTTGTGTTTTGTGAAAAC